CACCGGCAATTCCCGCTGCATTAATTAATGCAACCAAGTCAGCAATATTTGTTTCAGCACCAGTAAAGTTTACAGGAGTAGTATTGATTGTTATTCCTTCACTTGCTGCACCTGCTGCTGTTAGATCTGGATTCGACGCTGTGCCACGTGTTACTGCCCAACTTGCTTTCCATTCATCGCTACCAACTTCTACCCAAGTACCGCGGTTAGTTGCTCTTTGAGCTGTTGTACCATAACCTGGTGTTTTGTAGTATAAACGATTCATTGTGTCGTTTGCATCTACTGCATAATCACCAATTTGACCAATTGATGCTTTTGGAGTGCTTCCTAAACCTGCACTTAAATCTGTTTCTACTGTTAATACAGTTGGTGTTTTTGCTGTAAATGTTTGGCCGCCTGTTACTGTAATTGCTGCTGAATTCCATTCAAGAATACCGTAATTACTTGTTGTAGTGTCAAACCAGTAAGCGCCATTTGCAGGCTCGCCGCCTGGTGCTGTAGCACTTGCTGTTAATTCTGCTGTGTCTAAATCAGCTCTTACAACGTATACACGATTCGACACGCCTAGTGCTGAATAAGCAGCTTGTAGGCCGTACTCATTAAGCTCTCCGCCGTGGATCATGTTGCCGTTGTTGTCGCTGTAAAATAGCGGGTCGCCAAATGTTTCACCAAGCTCACGCTGGCTGGTGATCAAATAAGGTTTTCCTGCATTTGCTGTTATTGTACCTGCGGCTGTTCCTGTGCCACTACTTTTAGTTTTATTACTTGCAGTAGCAACAAAGACCATAGGTACCGTTCCGGCTGCTGCTGGGGTGTAGAACGATTCGTCAATTACATTGACCTCTACGCCTGGTGATACTAATGCCATGTTATTTCTCCTATAGGATGTTAGTGTTCTGTACAGTATTTAGTAGTTTAATAAAAATCTACCCGAATTATACTACCGAAAAAGGCACCAAAAAGGTGAGATAAATACAATATGAGGCCATTATGCAAATGCGGACAGCGTCCAGCAGCTATAAATTACAAAAAGAATAATAAAACCTACTATCGTAAACTATGCGATACTTGTTTACGCAACGGAGAAGGACACGGAATACCTTTGTGGAAACAACGTGGATATACTAAAAAGAACGTGTGTGAAAAATGTAATTTTAAATCAAACCATCCAGAACAATTTAATGTGTTTCATATTGACGGCGATTTAAAAAATTGTAGACCTAATAACTTAAAAACTATTTGTGCCAACTGTCAACGTGTAACGCAAAAAGAAGGTATACGATGGAAGCAGGGCGACCTACGCCCTGACTTCTAAATAACACATTAGTCTATCTAAATTAAACTTTAAATCGTCTAATGTGCCGTTGTTGTCGATAGTAAAATCAGCCATCCATTGTTCAAGGCTCATACTATCTTTTGATTCGGGAGGTAAGTGATCACTTCGATCTACCCAAATACAGTAATCAAATACACCAGTGTTTTGCATTGCAAAGAATTCACGTTTGTTGCGTAGCCCACAATAGATATCGTAAGCAGCAAACATCTCTCTGCCTAGAGTCGCTGCGTCAGGTACATTATAATCGCAGATAGCATCATACCATTCTGTTCTGTGATTATGCCTGTCAGCATAACACTCTTCTTCATCAGCGTATCCATACTTGTCCTTTAAATTGTTGTAGATAAAGAGCTTGCTGCAAAACTTTGAACTCGATTCAAATGTATAATCATAATCGTCGCGGAGCATTTCGCACACTGTATCCTTACCGTGCCTGCCATGACCTATTACTAATAGTTTAAGTTTGCTCATATAAATCTCCTAACTTTCATATAGTATATACTACTAGCTAGGTGATGTCAACCTTTAATCGTAATGACCACCAAGTACTGCTACTTTTTGAATATCAATAGTATACATTTCTGCCTCACGGGCTTTCCATGCTTGCTCAAATCCACGTTCATACTGATCTAAGCATCCAGATTCATTATTCCACAAACGTTTGAAATAACTTTCGTAATAACCTTCTACAATATCGTCTGGCTCTGATATGGGGATTAGGTGACCTTTAACTAACCAAAAAAGTCTATTGGCTTCTTTTCTTACAAACGGTGAACACATTGGACTCTCCCTGCTGTAATAGTATTTACATTAAGGATAATTTGTTAGCGTAAACTTCGGTTGATTTTAGCCGATTGTAAATCCGTAGCCAGTGCCGCCTGCTTGTGCCATTGCTACTTCAACTTCTAGCTTTTCCATTTCAGCTTGTGCTTCGGCTTTTAAGCTATCACCGTTAAGAGTACTTCCGCCCTGTGGGCCTGCAATAGTAGCAAACTTTGAACGTGCTTCACCTAGCATATACTTACAACTTGCTAATGTATAATCTTTAATCCATTGTGATGCTAGATAGTCATTTAACAATTCACTATCAGGACGATAATTGTAGCAGTATAATAATATTTCTTCTTCTGCTCTAGGACGCTGTAGTAGAGTAAGTTTTTTACTTGTACTGCTCCATTTAAATTCAATAAAGCTGCCGAACATTCTACCTACTAATTCTTGGTGTTGTGAGAATAAATCATATGTTGCTAGTCCGCCTAGTTTAGATCCTGACAACAAATATGTATTTGTATATGCCATGTTAAACGGTTCAAACAAACTTCCGCCATCTCCGCCGCCTGTGCGTGAGCCTATACTTCTACGGAATAATTTACGCACTTCAATAACTTCATTTGGCAAAACATACTCATTTTGATCAATAACAGTAGTAAGAAACATATAAGATTCTTCGACACTATTGTCCGATCGTTGTCTAAAACGACTCAATGCTTTGTTTAGTGCTGTTTGATAGTGTATAGGATCAAGCTCAACATCAACCATGCCGCCGCCGAGGAATGTGTTAACGTAATCGTATACTTCTTGTTTTTGTGTCGCTAATGTCATATGAAGTTCTCCTATAGTATTTATCCTGAGCATAAATATGTATAACGAATAGGAGAATAACTATCCCACGTCTCAGCTTATATAAACCAGAACGCGGCAATGATTATCATTTCTTGGACAAGCAGATTCAAGAAATGTTTACCATTGGCGGCACAGATATTAATATCCATAAGTTTCTTGGAGCAGAAAATCCTGCTGATGGCGAAGGAACTGCCGACCAGCCAACATACGATGCTGTAAAAGAAACTAACATACAAGACCTACTATTTTTAGAAAATAGAGACAGGAAGTATGATCCAGACGTATACAGTATGCGTGGTATTTACAACGTTCAAGACATTGACTTTGATTTATCACAATTTGGATTGTTTCTAAGTAATGATACACTAATGTTAACTATTCATATTAACTCAAGTGTTAAAACATTAGGCAGAAAAATTATGAGTGGCGATGTAATTGAGTTGCCACACCTAAAAGATGAGTATGCTCTTAACGATTATAGTGTTGCACTTAAACGCTTTTATGTCGTAGAGGACGTTAATCGTTCTGCTGAAGGATTTTCAGCAACTTGGTATCCGCATTTGTACCGCTTAAAATTAAAGCAAATATACGATGGTCAGGAATACAACGAAATATTAGATTTGCCTGCAGAAGAAGGCAGCGACAATACATTACGTGATTTGCTTTCCACATACGAAAAAGAAATGCAAATTTCAAATGCAGTAGTTGCACAAGCTGAAGCAGATGCTCCTAAGAGTGGGTATGACATTAGTCACTATTATACAGTAAGCACAAATGACGATGGCAGCGTTGCACTGCAAACAGCAGATGATACAGACATCGAAGCAAGCAATATCGATAGAACAACTGACGAGGTTGTAAGTAGACCAGAACGCGAAGGCTATACTGGATACCTAGTTGGTACTGGTGATGCTACTCCTAATGGGGCGCCGTTTGGGTTCGGTATAGGATTTCCTGCTAACAACGAAGAAGGTGACTATTTCTTGCGTACAGACTTTTTACCAAATAGAATGTTTAGATATGACGGAACAAGGTGGGTCAAAGTGCAAGATGATATTAGAATGTCTCTAAGCAACACGCTTGAAAGACAAACATATAAAACTACATTTATTAATAATGATAAAACTAGTCAAATTGACGGCGAAACTGTTCAAGAAAGACAGAGTTTGTCTAAAGCACTTCGTCCAAAGGCAGATAACTAATGCAACATTTTTACGACGGACAAATAAGAAGATATCTTACACAAATGATGCGCATACTAGCAAACTTTCCTGTACAAGACGGTAAAGGTGTGCAAAAGGATGTGCCTGTGACATACGGTGATTTAACTCGCCAAGTAGCAAACATTATTAGAGAGAACAGTGAAAATAAGCTACCTAGTGCGCCTCGGATTGCTGTATACTTAACTGGACTAGAACTAGACAAAGATAGACTAACAGATTCAACATATACACGCAAAACAAACATTAGAGAACGTGCATATGATAGTGACGCTGGAGAATATTTAAACACACAAGGAAAAAACTATACTGTTGAACGTTTAATACCTACGCCATATATGATGCGTGTTAATGCAGATATATGGACAACTAATACAGATCAAAAATTACAATTATTAGAGCAAATATTAGTATTGTTTAATCCTAGCTTAGAAATGCAAACCACAGACAACTTTATTGACTGGACTAGTATTAGTGTTGTTAATTTAGAAAATGTACAATGGTCAAATAGAAGTGTTCCAGTTGGTGTAGACAGTGAAATAGATATTTGTACTATGACATTTAGTATTCCCATCTATATTAGTCCGCCTACTAAAGTGCGCAAAATGGGAGTAATTACTAATATTATTACAAGCATGTTTGACGAAACACTGGGTGATATTGAAAGTGGAGTTAGTGCTCCTATACTTAATGCGTACGACGATTCACCAAGAGCAGGTATTACAGAAAACGAATTTGGTCGAAAAGCTCAATCCGATACTGCCGCTGAAATGGCAAATGTTAACTATAATACATACGGTGCATTTGTAGACGGCAATAACGCACAGTTATATTCAAACGGAATTGTAGGTAATAAAAATTGGAGAGAAATCTTTGAAGCATTACCAGGTACATATGCTGCCGATGTAAGTCGAATATTCTTTACAAGTCAAGACAATTCAAAAACAATAACTGGTACATTTACTCTAAGTCCGTTTGACGAAACTAAAATATTAATCAATTGGGATACAGACAGCTTTCCGAGTGATACTGTAATTGCTGGGCGCACAAGTATAGATTATATCATCGACCCTACTAATTATAATCCTACAGCAATTAAAACAGCTGGCGTTAGATTGCTATTATTAAACGATGTAGGCAATGCAGATGCTACTGAATCTCCAGTTGCTTGGCAAAACGCAGATACATCAGCAACTGTAGCAAGTGCAAACGATATTATTGAATGGGACGGTACAAAATGGAACATTGTATTTGATGCAAATGCTGCAACTGATATTACATATATTACAAATTTAAATACCGGTGTGCAATATAGATTTAATAATAACGAATGGCTATTAAGCATTGACGGCGAATATCCAGTTGGCACATGGAGAGTTGAACTAGCAGGCTAACTATATGTATGAACAAGTGTATTACATGTAGTGGTGCGTTATTTTACACACTCAATACAAATAGATTTTTATTCTTACACAGAGCAAGCGGCAAACGTAATAATCTGTGGGGCCTAGTTGGCGGAACTAACGAAGGCATTGAAACTCCATTTGAAGGTTTAACTAGAGAAATCGAAGAGGAGATTGGGTTTTTGCCTAATATTAAAAAGACACTTCCTTTAGAAAGCT